CCTGCGCCTCTAGGCGTTTCGTGTCATAGCCCGGCCCGGTGTCCATCACCACGTCGTACCGGCCTACGGTCACGTCGTTCAGGACTTTTCCAATTGCCTGTTCGTTGATCGTGACCGAGTCCGGCGTTCCATCTTCTCCGATGATCCGCACCACACGTTGCGTGTCGTAGTAGTGCGGGATCAGGTCCAGGATCACCACACCTGTCGCTCGAATGGAACGGGTGTAGTTGTCGTAGAAGTGGAAGTTCGAGAGGTCCGACTGCTGCTGACGCCGTTGGACCATCACGCCGGACGTTTCCTGCCCCGGAGCACCTAGCGCAGGATCGAACATCCCCGCTACTGCTTTCAAGTCCTCGCTCGCCATCTGGGCGGCGTTGACCGATGCAGCCGGAATAGCCTGGGGCTCCATCCGCTGGGGAGGAGGAAGTGGGACTTCCCCTTGCGACGTTGCAATCGTCGTCGGCTTGTACTTCAGGCTCGAATAGTTCTTGGTGTTCGCCTGATTCCACTCATCCTCATGCCCCTCATCCTGCCCTTCGGCCATGAGCCAAGGAGCTTTAGGAGCCAGCGCGACGAACTCCGTTTCTTGAGTTCGCCAGAAGTTGTACATCCTCTGCGGGTCTTTGAGATGGCGAACCATCCCATACCGCGTCACCTTCCCCGAGTCGATGACCTCACCCCCGAACACGGGGATGATGCGGATGTACTTTCCGGGGAGATCGCGGCTTTCGAGTTCGTCGGCCCCTGAGAGGAGGGACTGCTTCAGCTGCCGTTTCACCGACCTGCGGCGATCAATCTCGATCAGGCCCCGAGCCTCGGCTTCTTCCTTGTTGAAGTCCGAGGCCCACACCGAACTACCATCGGACAGGCGAATGAGGTCTTCGGACTTCTCCTCGATCCGCTGATATTCGACCAGCAGGATTTCGTCCTTGGTCGGAATGTCATCACCCGGTCCCGTGATGCTCCAGCTCGTCACCTTCCTGCCTGGGTACTTCTTCTCGAAGTCCTCACGGCGCATGATGTACGTCACCGCTACCCGGGTTGCGTCCAGTCCATCCGGTTCAATGCTCGACGGATCGAAGTACACCGAGAATGGGTTTCTGATCCGGTTGATGCACAGATCCTGCTCCCAGCTCATCTCATCGACGTACTGGGAATCCACCCTCCAATAGCCCCACCCCATCCGGACCTGGTAGTCCGCTCCGGTGTCATAGGCTGCATCGGCGTTGCTTGAGACCTCGATGTGACGGGTCAAGCCTTGGATCACATCTGCAATGGCCTTATCCGCCCCGCCAGACACAGGATGCACCTTGATCCTGGGACGTTGCTGGCGCATGTTGTTGACCACCGAACGGACAAACGTGTCCGTCTTGTTGATGGTCAGGCAAGGACGACGATCCATGTCCCGCTGCATGCGGATTTGCGTGGGCCACTGCTCCCCAAGAGACGAAAAGCGGATGTCCTCCTGAGCAGCCGCACGATTCGCCCCTTCAGCATCGATGCACAACTGCATGAAGCTGCGGACTTCTTCGATGAGGCTTTTCTTTGCCATTTAGGACATCCATCCCATGGAGACGGGGACGCGGGGTTTGATCGTGCTCTCCTTCTTTTCTGCAGCAGTGGGCTTGACCAGCCCCGGAAAGAGTTCGGCCAACACCCAGAACCACGCATCAGCCCGGTTCGGGGAGTTCTCCCCGATGTATCCGTAGGTTGAGAACGCGGTCATTTCGTCTTCCAGTTCGCGGAATTCGCCGACGTGGCGAATCTTTCCTTGCTCGTACAGGGCGCTGAAGGGTTCGGCTCGTTGAACCTTCCCGCGTGAGGCAGTTACCTTCTTCACCAAGGGCCGGACACCTTCGCCAGCAGCGGCCGAGCGGATGGTTTGCAGCACCATCTCACCGCCGTAGTTCGTCTCGCCGACGATGGCGTCTCCCGCATGTCGTTGCCACGCATTCACCGCAATACGGCCCCACGTCGCAGGACCGGCTTTGACGGTGCAGTCCTCCAGAAGATAGGCGTTTCCGTCCGTCCCGAGACCTCCAACCACGATCCCGATTGCATCGTTGTCGGCGTTGTCCACATCTCCTGAACCCGAGGGATCAACTCCAACCACCACGCGGACCATTTCGGGCAACTCTTCGCTCGCGCGCCACTTGTCAATCACTTCCTCAGGGAAGAGCTGATTTGGTGTTGCGTCTGCGAATTCGCCTTTGAGGAAGCGCTTTTGCATGCGGGCCGACATGCCTCGCAGCATTTCCAGGTACTTCGGGGATAGGTTTTCCTGGTTGTCCTCCGGGTTCATCTGGAACACGGCGTAATCGCTCGGATCGAGAAGAGGCTTGCCTGTCTCCGGATCGAGCTTTTGAACGAACCGCTTGTAGCTCCAGTGAGCCTTCGACGGTGGGTTGCAGTCGTACAGCGCCCGCACCTTCAACAACTGCGGTTCTTTACCCTCGATCCGGCTTTCCACCTTTTGCGCTAGGCGGGTTAGAGCCGTATCCACTGAGCCCATAGGAATCTGGCTGCACTCGTTGAAGTACAGCGTGGCAAATTCCTTGCCGAGCACCTTCTCAACCCGCTCTTTGTCGTCCAGGCCGGAGAACCATATCTCGCTGTCCTCAGCTCCGGTGTGGATCGTGGCGTACCCATCCCCCTTGTGCATGGTGCACTGGACATTGGGGAATGCCAGCCGCATCACCTTGGGGAAGGTGTCCAGAACAATCGATTCATGCACATGCAGCGCACGGAAGCGAAAGATGCCGTGCCTGCTACCGGGAGCTTTCAAAGCCCGAAAAACGATGTTCCTGACGTGGAGGAACGTCTTTCCCGATCTCGAACCACCAAACAGCATGCAATGCGTTGCCGGGCCGCTGAGGATCTCCTGAGCGGCCAGCTGCTTCGCAGTGAGCTGCATCCGCTAGCCCAAATACTCCAGCGTGACGTGCATTGCGAACTGCATGGGGGTCGCTCCAGACGAGGCGTAGTTGCTCGTCTGGTATTGGATGTTCGTCCCTGCTTTCGCGTAGATGATCTGCTGCCCTTGAGCAAAAGCTCCCACTGCATTTGCCGTGTTCGTGCTCGTCACGTTGGCGGCGCTGAGTGGAGTGTTTGAGTCGTTATCCGTCCAGAGTATCCCGATGTTCGGGAGCGTAGATGAAGTCGTGGCAGCTTGGGTCACCACTGCATAGCAGGACACGCGGTACATCCCAGGTCTGCCCACAGGGATCGCATACAACGTCGTGGCCGCAACATCCGCCGCCTGCGCTGCGCGATTGGCTTCGGCATATATGGCCGGAACACCATTGCCAAGGGTCGCTACACCGTTGTACGAGCCAATCCCGCCATCCAGCGTTGCGCTCTGCGTGGCCTGCAGGGTCGTGAACTTGCCTGCTGCAGGCGTCGTCTGCCCGATGGGGGTTCCATTGATACTCCCCCCGGTGATGTTCGTATTACCGGCAGGGCTTGAGAAACCGACATCCATGATTACAGCCCGTCGCCAGAGATGATTTCCAGCGTCGTCCCGGAAGCCGAGATGTACGCCAACGTGTCGTGGTTGCTCTTGGTGAACGTACTTGCCATGTTGGGCAGAACCACGAAATCAGCCGTCGTCGCAGATTGAGCCGGACCACTGCTGGAGTAGGTCCGGACATAGGCTTTGTTCGCTCCGGTGTTGACCACTCGAACCTGGGGCGCTGATGCGTTGATGGGCGTGCTCTGCGACGACGAGTTGGCCGTGACGATCTGATTCGACCCAAAAACAGGGGCGATGGCTTGAATCACTGACATCGATATTCCTAGAGGTTTTCGTCGTGCTGGCTGGCAACGATCTGCACTGGGCCTCCGTTCGGGCCAAGGTGCGTTGTCTCGCTCTTCTCGCGCCAGTCGTCAGGAAAGCGAGCAGCCATTGAGCGGTTGTAGACGCCGGCGTTCAGCGTCGGCCCGTCTTTGCGACTCAGGGCGTATTCCTGGCCCAAATCTTCCCACCAGCGCTGTGATTCCAGCCTCCCGAGGTTGAAGGCGTCGGAAAATTCGGGATGCACCTTCACCCATTCATACAGCGTGTCCTTGTTGACACCCAGTTCTGCAGCCCACCAAGCAACGCTTTTCCCCGCCTTTCCGAACTCGATGACCCGTTCACAGAACTCGGGGAGATAGTCGGTTGGGCGGCCTGTAGGCATGGCAATTACTCTTTGACGAATCGGGGCAGCGGCCGAATCTGTCGGCCCATGTAGGTGGCGCAGGCTCTGGCCACGGGATGGGCGGCGATCAGCTCCAGCCCATAGCCAGCCTTTGCCGCGTCCCGAACTGAGATTGGGCTTTGGGCTGCCTGAGCCTTGCGGATGGCCGAGCGAATGGCTTCGGCGCTTTGAGGCTTGGTCAGGTCGATGTACTGGGAGATATTGCCAACGGGTTTCATGCCGATTCCTCGGGCTCTTCCACCCACAAAACATCCATCTCACTGATCAGGACGTGCTTTCGACCGTCCACGGTCTCACTCGGATATTCCAGTTCTCCGAAACGGACGATGTCCCCGACCTGCACAGACATCGGGAGAAAGTCTCCGTCTTCCGACCGTCTGCCCGGGCCAATACGAACCACAGTCCCACGGTTTTCCCCTTCCACCGCGCCATCCTTGGCACGCCATGCATCGGTCTTCGGAGGAACGTACAAGCCGAACTTCGCCGCGCTGGGGATGGATTCGTCCAGACGGACGACCAGGTTATCTTTGAGGGGTTGGAACATGGTCACTTCTTCGGGGCATACTTGTCGCGAAGGCGCTTGGGAAGGAGGTCGCGGAGCTTTTTCATTCGGGCCTCGCTACATATTGAGTGGGAACATGGCTGCGGACTTGATGCTTTTGCTGCCTCTCGGACAAACGCATCTCCGGAAAGGCGATCGACTTCCGAAAACTCTCCTCAAGGGCCTGGAGCACTTCCTTCATGAAGTACTCAAAATCGGTGCTTCGCTCGGGGATGCCGCATTTGCGGCGATACCATCGATAACCCAGCAGACGGCAATGGAGCCAGCCAGGAATGAATCTCACTTCTTGCCCTTCTTCTCGGCCTGGCGCTTGACCGAGTACGCGATGGCTACTGCCTGTTTGGGCGGTTTCCCGGCCTGGACCTCACGCTCGACGTTCTTCTTGAACGCCTGCTTGGTGGTGGATTTGGTCAAGGGCATGTCGGCTCCTTCGGTTGAATGCCGGGCGACGAGAGGAACAGGAGAAGCTTCGCGAGCTAGAGGGGTGTCTATGCTCTCGTGCCCAGGCAAGAGAAAGCCCGCTCAGACCGATTGATCTGGCGGGCTATGGATTTTTAGGGCGAGCTTTGCCCTTCAATTTCTATGCTATCAAAAAATGAGCGGATGTCAAGTCACATCACTCCGGCTTGAACCAGTCTTTCCACCAGTTGTGTCCGCGCTACAGAAACGATAGCAGCCCGTTCGACGGCGTCTCTCGGCAGCCGGGGCGAAAACCAGACTGCCCGCCCCGTGTAGCAGTTTCTGGCGTTGCAGTAGATTGCCGACCTCCATGGCTCTTTCATCTCCCCTACGTGGAAGTCCAGAGCCTTGAACACCCCGGCCCAATGGGAGTCTTCGGTGATCGCTTGGAGGGTTTGCTCTCCTTTGGCCCGCAGGGCATTGCGGAACATCGGGCTAGCCGCCTGAGCGCCCGGACGAAAGCCGAGGCAATGCTCATGCCACCTGGAAAGGATGTCATCTAGGATCGCATCGGTTTCCGTCTTCATCAGCATCAGTCTTCCTATTTCGTTTTAAAGCAGGCGAAGTGGAAGCGGAATCGGCTACCTAGGCTCGGCTCTTTTTGCACTCGCCACCGTAAGCCGAAGTGGAATATCCAGATCCGAAAACGTAGGAAATACACATTCCCATGAGGCCTCCAGCCTTGATCGGTCACTGAAAGGCCATATGGGACTTGGACGTATGCGCCCCATTCAAATCGCCTGACTAGCTTCAATCAGTCTTCCTGCCCGGAATAGCGAGCGCGCGCTGAAGCCAACTCAGCCAATTCGGCCGCCAGTTTTGCCTCCTCGCCGACTAGCTTCTGCATCACGATGGGGTAGTACACACCGGTTGCCTCGGTCGTGGCTTTCTCGTTTTCGAGTTCGGCCTGAACTCTGGCTAGGCTCACCCTCAGCGAGCGTTCCTTGCGCTCGGAAAACCATTTCCACATGCTCATGATTTCAGTCCTCCTGCCTAGCCTGCTCAATTGCCACAATGGCCGCTGTCACTTCGGATGGCAGACGTAGACGCGATTGCTAAACCGCGTCATGCCAAAGGTATCGCAGTCCTGCTTTCGATCAGGTAATGCGATCAGCAGTAGAAAAATGGCAACGACAAATCCGATCACAGCACCAAACAGAAATTCAGCAGCTTCCATTCACTCTCTCCTATTGCGCCGTCAGGGGTGGCGCGGACCCACTAGTAGGAATCGACAAATGCCGCATGGCATTGCCGCCATTTGCCGACCGAATTTGCACTGTCGGCAGCTTCCAGGGCTTGCGCTTGGGAGTGGAACGTGTCCACGTCTTCGTAGCGCTTGCTGTCGAACAGCTTCCAATATCCGTTGTTCCAACGGACTTCGTATCTCATGGTCATCTCACTCCTTCACACATCGCTGTGGTAGCCCTCCAAGCCCTATCGGCATCAAAAGGCTCGGTGTGGTGGACTTCTGCTGGAAGTTCTGGGAGGGGTTCTTGTTTGGTCATTTCGTCTGAGTAGACGAGCACCCCGTCTTCCCATAGTTCGAAAGGCGCTGGTGCTGGCCGGATGCCCAAAGCAGTTAGAGAAATCATGTAGCCTCCATTGCTTCACGCGCTGCCCGAAGCTCTCTTGTCAGGCGACGGTATTTGCGGGATATTTCGATCAGCTCGTCGCGTTTCCAGTGATGCGGCTCGTTGCTCGCTTCCAGAGCTTCGTAGGCTTCGAGGCCGATCCTGGCGATTGCGCCAGCCTTGATCTGATGCGGCTTGGCTCCGTGAGGGCCGTTGCATCCCTCGCATTCGCCATGACAGTTCTGCTCATTGAAACGCAGATGACCCGCCGCCGCGCGGCTTCGCACATGGCCTGCATGCATTACCCGGCCGGGTACGCTTGCATTGAAGGGCCGCCCACAGACGAAGCAGCCCTTGTCTTTGTCACGTTCGCGGATAAATGCATTGAAGTTGGCCTGGGCGCGCGCAATGAGCTTGGGGATCTTGAGCATCGCTTCGCGCTTTTCCCGATCGACTTTGCGCTCTTGCGCCTTTGCCTGCCTCTCGGATTTTTCGCGCTTCCTGGCCTCCTTCTCCGCGTACTGCAACGCCAATGCATGTTGGCATTCGAACTTCCCGCAATCCCGCTGCAAGGTCGAGCGGAAAGGCGTGAAAGGCTCCTTGCACACCTTGCAGCGGCGAGTACGAACCTTCGTCATCATCACTGACACCTCACCCAAAGGTCATAGGCTTCTTGAGGGGTTTCACCACAGGCCCAGAAGATGTTGTGGCGACTCAACGGGCCGCAGTACCACATGCCTCGAATCAGGCGAATGCGGGGCTTCATGTCGTTGCCCTGTCCTGTGCGCGAGCGTTGGCGCTGCCGGTTCTCCACACCTCAATCCGAAGCTCTGCGCCGCGCAAGAGCCACCGCAAGCGTTCTTCGGCCTCTACAGCGACCTTAAGGCCGTCCAGAAGCGCCACATAGTCCGCATGGCTGTACGCGTATGCCTCGCGATCGGAAACAGTCTTGCCGTCGCTCGCGTTCATTAGGAGAGCTTTCTTGCTCTTGCGGAATTCTTCGAGATATACGCGGTCGGCCTTCGCCTGCGCCATCTTCTCGGCGTTGGTGATGATGAAATCCACCGCCTTGTTGGGATCGCGGAAGTCTTCACTCATGCGCATGGCTCCATGGCATCTCGCACTGCCTTGACGATTCGGCTCGCCACTTCACTGTCCCGGCCACGCTTCCAGCGGTCGTACATCACAACGGCGCATAACCGATCAACACCGCCCATGAGCTTTCTCACGCGCTGGGTGTGGTACTCAATGTCTTTGCACGACACTCCTAGCGCTTGGGCAGTCTTCTTATCGGTTCCGTGCTCGGCCAGAGCTTCCAGAATTCGCTCTTGGCGCTCGCTCAGATTCCAAGGGTTCGTTCCGAATCTCATGAACGTTTCTCCTTGCTGGCCTGGATGTGCCAGTCATAAATGGGCTTCTTTCCCTTCTCGACACCGTTTTCTTTGGCGTACAGAACCTTTACCGAAAACCCTTGGGCGCGCAGTTCGTCCACGAACTTTGCGATCACGGGCATTTGCTGGCGATTCGATTCAGCGGACATAGACCCTCGGCTTGATCAAGTCGAAAGAGGAATCGTGGAACTGCAGGGTCTTTTCATCGAACCATAGGGCAACAGTTCCCTCCCAGCCGTCGTCCGCGTTTCTCTGCTTGTCCAGGTAGATGCAGTGATCTGGTCCCGCGTCTTCTTCCTTCTTCTCTGGCATGCGGAAGACACAGGCGAAGTTGTCGGTCTGATCTACGATGGTTCCTGACCCACGGTTGTCCTGCTTGCCCGGTCGCTTGGATTCATCGCCCGTCTTTTTGGCGTGTGTGACCAGGTGAATGTGGGTGTTGTGGCCTCGTTTCGTGAGGTCGCGAGCGAGGTCTTGCAGGTTGCCGGCGAACTTCTTCTGGGCGTTGTAGTCGTCCTCGTCGGCAATCACCTTCATCATGGAATCCACGACGAACTGGTTGATCCCCAACTGCTCGGCGCAGTACGTGATGACCGCGTAGACCCGATCGGGTGAAGCTGATCCCTGCTGGTCGTACAGCCACAGCTTCTCGGCCAGAAAGTCCAAGAACTTGTCGACGTACTGCTTCGTCGGATGTTTGCTGCCGATTGCCTGCGATGCCATCCGGCGAAGGGTTTTGGTCGGCAGCATCTCGAAGGACAGGATGCAGCCCTTCTCGCCTTGGGTCATCAGGTGCAGAAGGACGTACCCCGTGACCATTGACTTGCGGTGGCCGTTGTACCCACTCCACAAGGTGAGTTCTCCATGACGGATGCGCCACTTGTCCTGCACCTTCGGCCACGGGAGGAACAGCCCTCTGGCTTCGTCTGTCTCCTCGAACTCGGCGTGGAGCCTTTCGCGAAAGTCTTCCGCTGGCTTGATCAAGGCAAGGTCTTTCTCTCTCGTCGCCATGTAGGCTTCGAAATCGACCTCTTGACCCTTCAGGCGAGTCTTCCGGTACTCGTCCAGGCTCGTCGCAGTCTTCTCAATGCTGGTGAGCATTTGCAAGCTCCATAGCGGTGTTGATGCGTTCGCGGGCCAGCTCCAGACGCTTTGCATCCGTGTCGGGCAGCTTCTTGCCGCGTGCCATGTCCCATGCAGCGATCTGCACGATTTCGGCCTCCAACGCGATGCAACGTAGAAGGTCGGATGCGAAGAACTTCGGGCCTCTGTCCGGCTGGGTGTAGGTCTGTTCACGCGGCGGGAAAAGGTCGGTCATGTCCATCCCGACTGCTCCAACCACGTCAGCGGGAGTGCATCCGCCGAAGCAGTGAAGTAAGACCTTCCCGCCCTCTTCGCGGATCGCTAGGGACGGGTTCTTGTCCTCGTGAGCCGGGCAGCAGGCCGTCCAAGATCCATTGCGACCGCGAACTTTGTTCAGACGCGAAAGGAGGATTTCGATGCTCACGCTGCCCTCCGCAGGTCGTAGGGGTCGTCGTCCTGCTTGCCTTTGGCCGGGGCTCGATCCTGGGCGCGAGTGAGCCAATTCGTAAGGAATCGGGCGTAGTTCGACTTCGCGTTTTTCGGGTTCGCAAGGAGCCACGCAGCCGCCTTCGCCAGCTCGCCATCGACGTTGGCTGCGGGGTAGGCTTTGACCCATTGCGCCTTCAGAAGCTCAGGGACGAACCATTGCCGCGCTTCTGCGTCGAAGCGAACCTCGTTCGCGTTCGATGCACCCTTACCCAACCCCTTACCCTTCCCCAACCCCAAGCCGCCATCCGCTGACGATTGACCGCAACTTGCTGTCAATCGCTCGCGGAACGCTGACAAGTCGTCTTCAGAAGGTTCCGGGTACTTGCCGTTTGACCGCACTCGCTGATCCCACTTCATGATCTGCAAGAACGGTTCGCCGGCTACCCTGTAGCGCAGGATGAGGAACTTGTCCTCAAGCTCCTGCAGCCACGTTTCTACCTTGGCCGAGAAATTCGACTGCTCCTTAAGCGGGAAGCACCGCGCCCGCACAATGGCGGTTCTCGCGTCGAATCGGCCCAGGTCGTCAGCAACGACGACAAGGCGGTAGAAACACACTTCGGCCTCGGGGCTCAGGCTGTCGATACGTCCTGAGTCCACGATTCCTTCCTTGAGTAGCCGGTTGGGCACTACAGCAGCCCCCGCTCGCGCTCGATGCGAGCCACGTACTCAGGAGAACGTCCCCGGATCAATTGCTCCATCAACACTCGGGCTCGATCCGCATTCCCCCGATCTGCAAAGCAGCCGGATTTCTCCCATGCAGTCATGTGCTTTTCGACCAGGCCAGCAGCGATTCGAATGGCTTCCTCGCGTTGATCGTCTGTCAGTGTTTGACCGACAGGAACTTCTTGTTCTTTCTCACATGCCGCAGAGCTTCCAGAAGGAGAAACTTCTGCACGCTGGGGGATAGAGCGGACCGCGACCGTAGAAGAATTCATTGAAGGTTGTCCTCCACGTCCATAGCCCAATCCAGCGCAGATCCAATCACTACAGTCAGAGTCGTTCCTGCTATAGCCAGGATTGAGAAGAGGAGAGCAAGGTCAGAGAGGGACATGTCAGGGCTCCTTTGCGCCATCGATGTGCGCCGCTACAAACTTGAGAAGAATGTCTAGCCCCGGCCCTGCTGCGAGCAGGTGCAATGTCGGATTGCGGTCGCGGGCCTCATCAAGAAGCCGCTGAACGAGCGCCGCTGCGCGCCGAACCTCTCCCGGCCATGTGGGCGGCGTTCCGACGAAACCGGGCAGCAAGCAGGTGCAAGCCGATCCTTCGTATTCGCAAGGCTTCCCGGTGTAGTGGCAGGTCGGGCGTTCGTTCGATGCCGGAAGGCCGGTCGTGAGGATTGCGCGCCTCAATGCGCTATCAGAAGGGATCATTTCAGGACTCCCCTCCAAAGGCATAGTGCTCAAGCAGTAGGTTCCAGACAGTCGCGCAATCACCGAAGGCGCAGAACCACGCGCGAGCCTTCTGCAGGTTCGTCTTGTGCCAGCGGCCATTGCTCCACAACGGCGCTCGGCTGTGCGCGTACATGCTCATCTCACATCTCCTTGACTGGAAGGGCGAGGATTTCTCTCTTGGGCTCCTTGGTGGAAGGAACTGGTTTCCATGAGAGGGTTTCGTCTTTGGCGTCTTCGCCGGGATCGCGAAGAGGCTTGAGCCATTCGTCCGGCAAGTTGTCCCAAGTGACGGATCGACCCTGAAAACGACCGCGCAAAGGCTGCTTCTCAAAGCTCCAGCCAATCCCCGCGTCATTGAGCGTAGGCTCAAGAAGACGAACAACCCTGCCAAGAAACTGCTTCGTCGCTGCCTCGCCGGGGTGCGTGCACACGATCACTGCCAGATCACCGGGTTTGCAGTTCATTTGCGTCCCCTGTTCATGTCATAGACCTTTGCCGGAGCGCGGCCAGTGCGGCGGCGCACGCGAGATTCAAGACCTTCTTTCGCCAACATCTCCGCTGCCTCCTCGTAGGTGATTCCTCTTTGCTGGGCGACCTGCTCCACAAGCTGACGCTCACGTTCTGAAAGCGCTGTGAAGTCGATTGGCACGGTGCTTTTTCGGTGACTGAAAAGTCCTCTATGAGAGAACGATCAGGCAGCGATAAGGAGCTGTTGCGCTTCTCGCGTTCCAGGCGCTGCAGATGCAGACTGAGCGCCATGCAACAAAACTTCCTGAGCGCGATCGAGGATCAAGCTGCGAATGAATGCAGCCTTCTCCTCGCCTGTGTATCGAACGAGCGCATCCACCAACGCGGCTTCGTTGTCGTTGAACGAGAGCTTCACGGTGTGTTTGCGGATCAAAGCGGGATCGCTGTACACGTTGCGGTCCTTTCAGTGGAAGAAACGGCTCGAACGAATCGAGCCAAAAGCAAGCCCTACAGGAGGGAGGGAGGAGACTTCGCTGCGATGGGCGCAGCGGGGCTTGCAGGATTGGGGCGAGCGCCCTCCTTCTGGGGAAAATGCGGGTTCCTCAACTCGCATCCCACGGAAGGGGGCACTCATGGAATACCTAGTAATGCTCGATGCGCATACGCCTGCAGGGGCGTACTTCATATCGACGCCTATGTTCTTGGACAACATGGTGTCGGCTGGCATCACTTCGCCCATCGTGCGCTGCACGCAGATCGATTGGGACAAGCCGCCCGGTTTTGCTCGGCTCGTTCAAGTGCCAGATGCACAGAAGAACCGGCATCAGCCGACCGAATGGACTCTGCCAAGCAAGTGCATTGCATTGGTGACGCCTGTGGCAGAAACTGCAGACCCCCAGCCAGAGCCTGGTACTGGGTCTGGGCCGTTGAAGCACTGAGCAACGCGCGCAGTTCGGCCAAGGTGATTTGCTCGGACATATCAGCCCCTCGCGGTTGTCTTGTGTTCGCTGTCGTTGGCGGCGTCGGAATGGAGAATTCCGAGGAGGTAGTCGGCGCTGACGTTCAATCGCTCGCAAACCGCCTTGATCTGCTTGACGTTGGGGCTACCGCGATTGATCTCCCAATGGGAAATCGCAGCCTTGCCCAGATCGCCGCCATCGGGGCGCAATCCCTTGGCCAATTCAGCTTGCGTCAGCCCTTTGGCCTTGCGCGCGATCTTCAGACGATCCCCGAATTGTTCGGGCTTGCCGAAGGTCGGATCGGGGATGATCTCTTGCGCGCATTGGCGAGCCCAATCGTGCACATCGAGGTAGTCAAGCCCCTCAAACCACTCGTTCTGGAATCTCGCATCGGCTGCATCGACGCAGCGCGAGATGAGCATGGCCTCGCGGGGGGCAGCGGGCCCGACACATTCGAATGCGGCGTATTCGACCAGCTCAACCCCCATGCACGCTACGCGGTCGGCATGCTGAGCAACGCGAGCGGCGGCATCAATCGACCGGCCGACCTTGATGTGGCCGTTGGAGAAGTGGCAGACGTAAAGGGATTCCATCGTCTGTCACCTGGCCCCACTCGCCCTGCGCCGCTCAGGGCCGATGTAGTTGGCGGTTCGAATGACTGCCTTTG